TCTCCCGGAATACCGAAAACATACTCTACTCCTTCATTTACGCCTGTAATGGTCACTCTTTTTCCAGTTTCCACTTCATTCCCGTCTTCATCAGTTTCTTTAATTTTTGCTCCAAGTGGAATCAAAACCGTGATTCTCTCCGTATGGTCCTGAGTAATTTTTACATCCAAAAGATTTTTCCCATACTCCACTTTTTGTAAAGAAAAGGCTGTGAAATCTTCTAGATAATCCAACATTTTCCCTTCTCGTGTATATCGTACCTGTAAGTAACCGCCATGCGTTTTCATCAGTTTCTCCTGTATTGCGTCCAATGTTACGGAATATTCAGAGCTGCTATAAGAAATATAATCATTGTTATCCTTCACAGTCACATTTCCTATATGAAACTGTTTCTTTTTTTCTACCCGCTTGTTATGCTCTGTCAGAAACAGTTCCAAAAGCCCCTTTAAATTTCCTTTATATGAATACGGCGGCTGCATGGAATCTTTCAAATATGCAAGTGCTGATTCACAAGTCCATGTATGAGTATTATAAAAATCAATCCCATCATCCAACGCCCTACCTTCAAATACAGTATTCTCTCCTTTTTTACACACGATTTCAGAAGACATCGGTTTCATATCCTTCAGATACGGATGGTTATAAGGTGCAGACAATATCAAACTGTCAATGTTTTCTGCATCTTCTTTTACCTGTGCCTGAGTGATGGCAAGACGAGAAAAATGTGGATGGTAGAACAACTTTCCATCCACATAAACACGAAATAATTTCATAATCTCCCCTCCCGATAGCGGAATGTTGTGACACCCTCTCCCTTAACACTCAGGCGGTTTTCCCCTGCTCCAAGTTCCATTTCCGGGAACTCCCATGTTCCGGCACTTACGGATTTTTCATAGGTATCTTCTCCTATTCTCCAAGAAAATGCGGTCTCCCCTGTGGTGATCACTACCGGAACCACAGGCATAAAATCGTTTTGAAGTGTAACCGTGCCACTTCCAGAAATCACGACTTCACTTTCCTTCACATGGTAAAAATAGGAATCTCCATCCGTACACTCCAACGTGATTGTGCCTTTTCTAAGCAGCGGATCATATACAGGGGCAAACTCTACAGTCCCAAGTGCATATACATCGGGTTCTTCAGAACGGATTACCTTAATCAGCTTTCCAGCATATTGATTCACAAGTTCGGAAACCTTCTGATCATATTGCTTTCTGGTACCTAACATTGACAAAACAATGGTAAAACTTCGTGGCTGATACGATACCCTTCCTAACGCTTCTGTATATCGGATTGGAGAATTTCTTCCCGGAACAACGATTGTATTCGTTTGGGACTGTGGTGTCGGAAAATCAATATTTTCCCGAATCCATCCCATCTCACGAACAGATTTTCCATTTAATTTCACATCAGGGATCATAAACTCAACCTCCTGTTCAACTTCTGTGCCTGTCCCAAACGACTGTCAATAGCCGGAAGCAGATGTCCCACCAATGTTCCATCTTCCAAATAAATGCCCTTACTGCTGTTATTGGCGATTACAGCAAGATACTGCTCCATTTTTCCCGTATTCATCCGGCTTGATAAAATATGCTCTAACTGATCATAAAACCCTTTCAATGGAAGAACCGCTTCCTTACCTGCTTCTCCTCCTGCCATTAAGCTGCTTCCATTCATCCCAAAAACAGTAGGCTTGGTTAAAATACCACCTTCCTTATACCAATCAATGGAAAGATGCGGTACACTCGGAGGCGAAAGTGACAACTTTCCTGAAATCTTAAAATGTGGCAGCTTGATTTTAGGAAGTTCCAGTTTCATACCGGAAAAGAATCCTGTAATTTTATCTATGATTCCCTTCACCGCATTTTTTGCTGCTTCCACTGGTTTTATAATCGCATCTTTGATTCCATTCCATACGGAAGTTGCTGTACTTTTAATCCCGTTGAAAATAGAAGTAACCGTGCTTTTCACGCCATTGAATACGGAACTGACCTTACTTTTTATGCCATCCACCACAGAAGAAATTACGGATTTGATTCCATTCCATATCGATGATGCCACGGATTTCACAGCATTAAATACTGTTGATACCGTAGTTTTTATGGTATTTAAAACAGATGAGACCTTACTGCTTATTGCATTCCATACTGTAGAAATCACATTTTTTATCGCTCCCATCACAGATGAGATTGTACTGGAAACTGCATGGATTGCAGATGACACTACAGATTTAATGCCCTCCCATACGGAAGAAACAATTCCTTTACAGTTCTCCCAAATCATCTGGAACGGTAACGTTATAATATCAATCGCACCCTGAATAATAGAGCCGAGCAGCATGACCGCCGTCTGTACCACATTACATATTCCTTCCCATACAGACTGCAAGTGCGTCCACAAATTTGAAAACCATGATTTTAGGGAATCTACCATTGCACCAATTCCGGTACAGATGGTATTCCACAGCTCTCCGAACCATTGTGTAATCGCACCCCAATTTTGTATAATAGCAATAATTCCGGCAATCGCTGCTGCCACCGCTGCAATGACCGCAATAATTGGAAGCATAGAAATATTCAAAGCACCCATTGCCACGGAAATAGCTGCAATAACCGGAGTAAGGGCTGTGAACGCCGCCAGCAATGCCCCTAAAATAATGACGAAATTTTGAACCGGTCCCGGTAATCTCTCAAACCATCCTCCAATCGTGGTAATCACGGATACCAATGGTGGAAGAATTGCATTTGCCAATTCCGCCAGTTTTTCTCCTAACGGTACTAATGCCTGCTGTAATTTTCTTGTATTGGACTCCATCTGCTGCATCGGTGTTGTTGTCGCATCGAACATCCCCTGTGCAGAACCTTTTACACTCTCATAGGTGCTTCCGACAGAAGTCAGGGACGTAATGAATTTTAAGTTTCCATCTTCCGCCATTGTTCCAAACGCTAAAGCAGCAAGGTTTAACGCTTCCTGTTGATTCGTACAGTTTCCGATATCTGCCACGATAGAATCAATGACCTGCTTCTGTGTTGCCCCTCCATTCTGCCATGAAGTAAATAATTCCTGTGTTTTTGTAGAAAAAGAACCAATGGACTCTCCAAGTGTTCCATCCACAAGACGGGTAGTCACTTCATTGATGGCATCGTTTACCTTGTCAAGATTATACGCACCATTCTTCAAGCCATTGTCCAGCAATTGGAAATACTCCGATGCCGAATATCCCGCCTGAGAAAACTTTCCTGCATATTCACTCAGGTTATCTCCTAACTCATTTGTTTTATCCAAGCCATTCTGTGTACCAACTACGATATAATCCATCGCTTCCTGTGCAGTTAAACCATACTGCTGCATTAAGGAATTCACACCACGAAGCGTTTCATTCATATCAATTCCATACAGTTCATCCAACGTAATGGCCTGCTGTGTTAAATTTGTAAGGTCTGTTTCACTCAGATCACCCAAGTTCTTTTTTACCATAAGGACAGCATCTGCCACGCTGTCCATGCTTTCTCCCACACCATCCGAATACACAGATTTAATAACATTTGCCGACTCTTCTGCTGCCTGTCCGGTTTCTCCAAAATACGCATTTACTTTTATGACCGCATTCTCTGTTTCCGAATAAGCATCCATTGCTTTTGTTCCGATGTCCTGAATTTTATCTCCTACAGCAGAAAGCTGATCTGCAGTCTGCATCAAGGCAGCACCTTTTGTATTTTCCGCAATCTGCCCCACATCCTCGGCAGTATCCTGAGCTGCATCCCCTGCCTGCTTTAATTCTTCAATCAGATTTCGGATAGCTTCTCCATCATCAACCGTATCCAGCGCATCGGTCAGTTGACGGATATCTGCTTTCCCGCCTGTTGCAGACTTTCCAATTTTCTCGATGGCTGTCTTCATTTGATCTGAATTGGCAGTTCCATTTTTAATCGCAGATACTAATTTACTCCCAAGAACATCCGCATAATCATCCACTTGTGTTCCTGTCGAAGAAAATAATTTTTCCAATCTTGCCGTATTGGAAGAAAGACGGTCTTGTTCCGTTTGGAGAGAGGATAAATCATTTTTATACTGATTCAGCTTTCCTCGTGTTTCCTCTATCTCTCTTTGAAATGCCTGATATTTGTCCTGACCTATATCCCCCCTTTGAAAAGCTGCCGTAACCTGCTCCTGTGCAGATTCCAATGCTTCCAATTTGTCACTTGTCTGACTAACCGCTTGCGAAAGTAACTGCTGCTTCTGTGCCACTAATACGGTATTTGATGGATCGAGTTTCAACAATTTATTTACGTCATTGAGGGCAGACTGTGTCTTAGTAATTGAAGAATTCACGCCACGTAACGCTTTATCAAGGCCTGTGGTATCTCCTCCAATTTCAACTGTAATGCCCTTAATCCTATTTCCCATGTCTGCACCTCCTCCCAAAAAGACATAAAGAAAGCCCGGATTTCTCCAAGCATGAAAAAAGCACCGATTCTTTTTCTGAACCGATGCCATCTTACTATTTTGTTTATTTCTTTTTACATATCAAATCATAACTTTCCGCAATCATGCGTTTAATATCAGTATCCGGTATTGTCCCATCTAATATAATAGAATTCCAGTGTTCTTTATTTTGATGATATGCCGGAATTACTGAGAAATATGTATTTCTCCAAAAATCTCGCCATTCCGGATCTACCTTTACATTTACCCATATATGTCCTTCCCTTTCATAAGTCCATGCAAAAGCTCTTTTATTTTTTTCATACCTTAGCAATACCCAGTTTGGATCATGAAATGGAGTATCTACATATACGTCTGAAAATGTTAAACCATACTTTAAAATTTCCTCTCTTTTAAGCACTCTGACCTCTCCTATTTCACCTAAAATAAATCAATTTGCATCCAAATCATAAAATCCATTTTCTTAACTGAACCAATTCATATTTTTTTGATTTTTAGTTCATCGACTGTTTCTAAAGAAAACGCCTATTCAGTTCTTGAAGTAATTCTTTTGTTAGCTTATACTCATTATTCACCGTTTCAGGTATTACCGAATCAATTCCACAAAATGGACATACAGCCGTCTGTCCATTTTCATCATCTATCCATTCATGAATTTTTTCCGCATCAAAAATGCGATTACAATAGAAGCATCCACATCTCTTCACCGATTTTATCTTTCTATAATTCTCAAATGAATAATCATGAATTCTACTTAAATTTAGCATATATCCCTTTTTTTTCAATAACAATGTTCACACACTTCCAACCAATCTTGCAAATCTATTCCCTCTATACTATATATAATAACTTTATCCCAACGTTCTTCCAAAGATTTTCCATTAAAAACACATGCTTCTACCAGTTCTTTTGCTGTTGCAAATTCACATCCATCTTCTACGTCACAATATCCAATCCAATAAGGTTTTTCAAATTGCGGTAAATATCCTAATATGTGCTCCCTCTCGTCTTCGTCATCACTAAAATAAAAACAAGTTTCGTCAATATTCTTTCCTGCTTTTAATTGTCTATAGAAAAATTCCCACTCCATCTCGCTCCTATATAATTTGTAATTACAATTGAATTCATAGTTTTTCATAAAAAGTATATCAAGAAAAAACTATGAATTCAATAATTCTCTAAAACTTATCGAAGTCTTCCTGACTGGCCAAGCGCTTATATTTCACACTGTCATTAGCTTTTTCTGTCCACATATCAATCACCAAACCAATCGTCAAAAAATCTAAATCCACAATAGAAATTCCTATTTCCGTACATCGCAGAAGGAACAGGGGCGTTGTCATCTCCCGCTCACTTCTGCCAAGCCTTTTTTTGCTTTGATATCCGTAGCCACATTGTCTCCCCATAATTCCAAAATTTGTGGCAGCACCTCATAAATGGAAAACATATCAAACTGGTCGAGCCATTCTTCTATCGTAGAAGGTATACTGTTATCCGCATGGTATGCCATGATATACGCCACATTTTCAAAAATTTCCAGATCATCAATCTGAAATTCTGCGCCATCTTTCTGTGTTCCAACATACGATTTTTCCAGTTTGCTCAAATCTTTAAAGATATCTCTTTTAAATTTTGCCCTGTATAATCGGGGAATTGTCGCCGAAGAACGAAAAGGAATCTTTTTTCCACAGATTTCTATTTCTCTTTTAATCATGCCATTCCGCCTCCTTCTTCCGTTGGTGTGTACACCGTTTTATACCATTCTTTATAGGTTGTCTCATCCGTAGTATCTCCTGTTCGTGCTTTCACCAAACCGTCAGACCGTGGATCTGCCGTAATAGACAAGGTTTCCGTTCCCGGTTCAATTGTATCTTCTTTTGTTTCAGATTCAATAGACGGTCGTGAAGCACTGCAATTATAAAGGACGTGCCTGATTGCATTAATATCCCCATCAAATTCAAATAACAGGGCAAATTTTACACTTTCTGCAACGGAACTATTCTCTACCAACACTCCCTTTGCATCCAGCTTTTCTTGTAAAATTTCTGTTCTAAACCATTCTGGAATCAGCGCCATTTCTAAATCTCCGCTATAACCATTGTTTGTCACAGAACGGAAATATACGATTCCATCTGCATAAAACGGACTGGATTCTCCTTCTGCGTCCAGACTGATACTGACAGCTCCCGGAATAGCCTTTGGTACACCATATTCAAATTTTGCACTTCCCCCTTCTTCCTTTTCTGTCAGCTTTGCCGCATGAACATTTTTCAAATTAAACTTTACTTTATTTCCCATTGCTATACCTCCAATTCGTACAACACTTCATACAATTTTTCTGATTTGATATATGTTTCTGTTTTGTTATAGAAAATCCCCTGTGCATCCAAAATCTTCTCCAATTTTTCTTCAAGTGCAAGATCTTTTTTATCTGTGTATAGTTCCACATCTAATTGCTTTACTTTAAAATACACCATTCCATCTGCGGAGAAATTATGACTACCCGGAGTCAAATAAATTAAAAATGGCGGTTCTGGAGATTCCCCTTCTGCAAAGTGATGATATGCAATAGGAATTCCAAGACCACCTAATAACTTCATAATATTTTTTAATTCCATCATTTCAATCCTTTCACGATCTTATCTTCAAGCTGTGATATGGCATAGGATTCCGCTGGTGCAATATGCACTTTTGCTTCTACCCTGCCCCCGCCTCGCTTTGCATGGCCTTTCTCCAATAAATGAGTTAGTCCGGGTTTGCTGCGATTATAAACAACAACCTCTGTTTTACTTGCAGAATCTTTCGTCTTTTTCGCAGTCCACCCTTTCTTGTACCCGCCACTATCAGTGGGGGAAGCAGATTGTACCATTTTCTTTGTTTCTTCAGAAACTGTATTGACCGCCTGCTTTACAACATCATCTGTCACTTCTTTGTACTCTTTCAAAGCATTCATGATCTCTGATGCCAATTGATTAGATGTCACCCGTCTGCTCATTCTTTCCACCTCGTATCTCCCGAACTGCTGTCAGTTTTAATTTTTTATGCGTAAACTGCACATCATCCACACAAATGATGTTATAAACCTCATTTTCAAACAAAACCCGATATTGTTTTTTATTGATTTCTCTCAATTTTTCACACCAGCGTAATATAAACACCAATGTATCTTCCGATAGCGTTTCTATATCCGTAACATTTTCTTTTCCAGACGCAAGATTTACATAAGCAAAACATGAATAAAATTTCTCCCACCGGGACTGATGGTTTCCGATTTCGTCTGTGTGTAATATATGCTTTTGAAGAATAATCCGTTGTCGCATTGAACCAATATCCATCAGAACACCTCCTCACGATTGGAAGAAAGAATATTTTTCAATGTAGGAATCATTTTTTCCGTTTCTTCATTCGTGCCACGGTTTTCAAACATCACACCCACCGCATATAATACAGCAGTTTTTACGGCAGCATCCTCCGGCAGAATATCACGCCGTATAATATCTCTACACAGCATTTCAGAAGAATCGATCAGCGTTTGAATCAGGGTGTCTTCATCCTCATATTCCACCTTCAAATATTCTTTTGCTTCTTCTAGTGTAATCAGCATGCAGACACCCCTCCTTCTTATCTCGTTTCTTTCAGTTTCATCGTTTTTACTGCTTCTGGAAGAATCAATTTTCCGTCTACCCTCTGGCTTGCAAGAAAACCAACCTGCCCGGTTGCAGCAAATAACTCATTCAGACGTTTAAAGGAACGTCCCTGCCTGTCCGCAATCCAGTAATAGGAAAAATCTCCAAATGCCATGATCTTCTGTCCGGCTGCAATTTCGGGTACAAATGAAGACGTAAAATATGGGCGGTTCAAAATCATGTCCGGTACTCCCGCCTGCACGGACGGTTGCCAAATATAATTCCCATTCCCATCTTTTAATTTACGCAACGCTTTTACGGTGCTGTCATTGAGCATCCATACCGCTTTTTTACGATATGGGGATCGCAGAGAATAAAATAAATCCATAACATCGTCAAACGTAATGCTTGCGCCTGCGGTCGTGACTCCATCAGAAGCTCCGCCTGTAGCATTAAAGATTCCTGTCGGTTTTCCCTTGCCATCTCCGGTAAAAAATGCTTCTTCTTCCTTCGTTCCGATTCTTCGTCCGAATTCTTTAGAAATATAGGCTTCCAAATTAAACACGTTATCGTTTAACAACTCATCCGAAACTTTAATCATGGTCGCAACCTTATATGCACTAATGGAAATCTGTCCAAAGCTGTCATCAGATTCTGGATATGCCGCTTCTTCATCAATCCACTTTGCTTCTCCTTTGGATGCCACGATAGGAATTTTACGATCTCCGCTGGAGGTCTGAATCACGGTTGCCAGACTGCGGAAAAAGTTTTCTTCTTCCAATGCTTCTACCAGAGTTCTTTCATATTCATCGGGAACCAAATAACCTCCTTCTGAATCTGTTCCAACCTGAAGAGCATTCTGAATATCGAGATAATTTTTCTTTCTCATCGCATTCCAAAATGCAGTTTTATAAGCCGCTGAGGCTCTTCCTGTTTTTTCTTCTCCTCCATTGCCTTTCCCCGGCTGATTTGTGATTGGATGACTAGTAGGCTTATTCAGTTCTGCATCAATAGCTGCCTGTCTTTCTAAACGCTCGATCTCTTTTCCAAGATTAACCACATCCGCTTCCATACGGTCATAAGTGGCCGTATCTTCTGCTGAAAGCAACCCGTCCGTTCCTCGTTTAGATTCTAAAAATGTCTTTGCTGCCTCCCACGCTTTTGCTCTTTTCTCTCTTAATGCTAAAATCTGATTCATATTAAAAATCCTCCTCTTTTTAATGTGCCAAGAGACTAAGTCTCTTCTCAGACTGTAGACAAAGTCCTGCTT